CAGATATCTACTAATCACAATCTGTAATGAATCAGTATACTCTTGCCATTTCTCTTGAGTACGGATCACTTCTATAAAATTTTTATTATATATTTTCTGAACTAACTTATGGGGGTTATAGCAAAATCCTTCAAGTGAGTATAAGTGATTACAGAATTCTGAGACATCCGTCTTAATATCAATTTTCATCGGAATTGGGAAGATGAGGTCGAAAAAATAAGTGGAAACTTTAGCGTTTTTGGCCATAAAAATTAATGAATCATCTCCAATGAAGATACCTCCTAAAATCTGATTGGGCCCAAAAAGAATACATGGCGAAACCATGAATTCAAAAATGTTCCCAAATGGATCCACAACTTTCTCACTTTTCCAAGTCATTGGTAATGTCGGGAAACCTCTTATGTTTGCTGGAGTATTTACTGACAGATTATAACGTTCTGCGTTTGTTGTCATATTCGTGTTTGTATTCCCAGCTTCAGTGTCCGGCGAACCTGAAGGTCTCTGTGTGGCTTGAAAAATAGAGAACCAGCCCACGCTGATCCATCTATTTTGCAATAACCAGGTGTAAACTTCAAGTTTGTCGTCAAAGGGGTTAACAATCCTCCAAATTGTAGCTTCTTTTATCCTAGTAAATATTGATTGAGTGCTATCATATTCCTCAAAATCAGCATTCAATTCCCAACAATCTTTATACATGGATTTTATTTTGACGTAATGGGCGTATGCTTCTTCTTCAGTATGCCCACTAGCAAAAATAAACCCTGGCTTCAGTGAAGCCGCTATAACTTTCTTGCAAAGGCGAAACATGACTGAAAAGGCAAGATTGAAAATCTTGTCTCCTGCAATCACGTTCTGACCACCTTTGTTCTTTGTTGGGCCCTCCGCGCCTTTAGGTTTAATTTGCTGTTTAAGGTGGCCATGCAATTTGAACATCATTTCTCTGACCGTCATTTCGGCGTTCTCCTCAGTGAATTTAGCTGCATTGCTGAATTCATTCCATGCTTCGCGTATGTATTGTTCATACACCACTAAATTCATCTGTTCAGCAAGCTTTTTCTCATCAACGTACGTTTCAATGTAAGTCAAAGCTGCATGTGACACTACGCGAAGGAAAAGCTTTGGGTTTGATAGTTTAAGCCTCTGGTACTTAGCGAATAATTCGTGATTAACAGCTCTATGTACAAACGTCTTTAAAGTTTCCTTGGAATCGGCAGTCATGTGACGTTTCCCTGAACTGTAGTAAGATAAACTTATGAGTTCCTTGTCAATTGAAGCCATTCTATCTTTAAAGATCTTTACGTGATACATTGCGGGTGGTTCATGATACATAGCCCATCTTGAATTGTCAATATGGATTGGATTATCGTCGGCAAATGATTGTAACAAACCTGGGGAAAATTCCCTGGCGGTAGTCATATGGTTAGCTTTAGGAATTTTATCGTATTTCTTTTCTGAAGGGCCGTCAGGGTAAGGCAAATTGCTTAAGGCTATCTCCCTGGCGACATCGTAAGAAAAGTCTCCCTTATTAAAAACTTTTTCGTTTGGATTTAACACTCCACCCCAAAACGGTGCCAACATTGGACCTCCCCTAGTGGTTAGTTTGCTCTTATTCCAAATTGCTTTTGCTAATTTCTGTGGCAGAAAATCGTCAACTTCCTTTTGATGGGATGGTTTTGTAGCAATGACAGTTATAGCATTTTGGGCCCTAGTAAAAGCAACATAAGCAGTAGAGGGGTATCTAGTAAAATTGGTCCCTGTATTACTTCCAAAATAAAGCAGAACATGTGATACTGTTCTACCTTGACATTGATTGACTGTGTTGTATGTAAAGTCGGGCAATTCTTCCATGTTTTTATCAGTATCCGTGCATCTAAAGTAGGTGTGTCCAACGATTTGTGTTTCATCATTTTTAAGGAACAGAAATTCGCGATCATGAGAGGAAAATATCTCGGGCTTGGCGCTTGAAGATTTCCATATTTCTCTCAAAACAGGGATCAACCTTGCTCCGAACCTGTGCGAAACAGTATACCTTTTGACAAACTTCTCATTTCTATCATCGAGAATAACAGAAACGGGTATTTTCATATGGATTGACCCAATTCCGTCGATCTCAGGGAATATTTTCTTGTTCACTTTATTCTGAAATATGTCGCCAATAAAAACAAATCTAGCCTTATTAAATATATTAGCTAATAAGAAGATTGCTTGCCAAGGAACCAAAGTATATTCATCGACGTAGATGGTTTTGATTGTGTTTCTAGAACCTTTCTTTGACTGAGCCAGAGAAAAGACTTTCAAGTATGTTTTCAAGTAAAATTTCTTATCGATCTCGGCCATCATTGCTACTCCAGGCTCCTGATTGGGCCATAATTTCTTTCCTAAGGATAAGCAGACATCATCTCGCGTGGCTTTGACAGGAGAGATGTATAGGGTCTCTCTTGGTTTCGATTTAGCCATGTTGGTTGTAATACATTCTGATTTTCCCGCCCCTGGTGCCCCATTGACGAATTGTCCCTCAATAGTACCAACAGTAGGGGAAATAGCTTGTAAATCTTTTTCTGAAACTTCAATTTGATCCTTACTAGCCGTGGCCAACCAGCCCACTAATTTCTTATAAGTATCCCGAACTTTACTTTCAGCAACAAGATTTATTTTTACAAATTCTTTAGGGAGGCTCACTTCAGTTGGTTTTCTAATATATGGATGAGGCGAACCCCATGCATTTTCTGCGATTTGAGTATCTTCAGAAAAGATGCCAACGTCAGCATGATGCCCTATGTTCTTGTCAGGACTTTCCCACATTAGGATCACTCCCCAATGCTTTTTGTTTTTGGAAGCAAGGTTCATTCTTTTCGGATCTGGCTTGCCATTGACGAAAACAACATAATATTGGTCCATCTTTTTACATAGATCCTCCTGCTCCTTCATTGTCAACATTGGATAAATGAAAGGTTTTAGTGAAGTCTTATCAGGGTTACGAGTTATATGAATGTTCATGCTTTTCATGTAGTCAACGAAAGCCGCAGTCTGCCAAGCTTGTTGATATCCACAAGTCAGGTTAGCTAAAGCCCTATACACACAAAATCCGTCTGGTTTCATTGCAACGAAGTGAAGCTTCTTTGCCTCAAGCTGTGGAGCAAGCCAATCTGGACATCTGTGAGGTTCCCAGTATGTAGCTTCTCCTTTCTCTATGTCGTCAACGTGAATCTTCCCTTTAAGTTGCTTTCCCACTTTGACGTAGTGCCCGCTTTTAGTTTTGAAGCCCTCTCCTTTTTCTCCTTTCTTTATGGTAAACTCGGTTGGTTTAAATTGTTTCGTAGTCGTGAGATTGACAGGTCCAGTGTTCGTCTGCAAATCCCTAACCTCTGTTTCCAAATAAGCCTCATAGTCATCCGAACTATAGTCATTGTACGGTTCCTCATCATCTTCTTCTTCAGGAATTTCTTTTTCTGACTCACTGGGAGAGTATGGTGTATACGTGGATTCTATTTGTGTGTTAACTAATTCAGAAGTTACTCTCTCTGCTATCGAAGGGACAACAAAAGATTGGTTAACCACAGGGGAGTCAGTACCAGAGGAATCCAAAGGTGGCGCAGTTGCTTCTATGTTATCCATTCTTGGTGCATCCTCCTCAAATAAGGGTGGTGCTGTTGGTTTTTGATCGGTTATAAGAAGAGGGGCCGGATTTAATAAGATCTTAGTTAATATCTCATTTGTTTTGCATAAGGTCTCGTCAACACTGAGTTTAGGCCTCTGACCAAGCGGTGTGTTGCTTATAGAGGCTTGTATAGAGTTAGGTGTCTTTGCTTGCTTGCTTTCCTCTTGTTTACCTTCTTTTATAGGTTCTTTTACGTCTGGGAATGGTTTTGATAATTGAGCCCAGATGTCATCGGCTTTAGAAGTAACTTCTGTAATCTCTTTTGTTGTAGATTTTATTTTGTCTAAGGTCGGTTTTAAAGGCCTTCCTTTTGCATCAGTAAAGTTCTCCAATCCGTCATCCGAATCCGATGTGGCAACAGTGGGTTGATCCCAAGATATAAGTTCACCTTTGGGTTCTGTAGTATGCTTAGTGCCCAAGTATTGATAATATAGTTTAAATTTAGACCATTCATAGTATGTTTGTGCTATTATGGCCTCAATTTGTTGCATGAGTCTAACTAATTTTCTGTCGATCGTTAACTTACCCAGCACTACTTTCATAAAGTTGGTCCTCTTCTCAAATTTGAGATAAAACTCGTAGGACAAAGGATTTGAACACTTGGGCCTTAAAGGAGTGATTTCATAACTCTGTAGTAATTTCTTCCAATAATTGCCATCAAGAAGATTCGAATTATTAGGGTCACGCAATTTTTCTGATAAAATGCAATGCATTTTCAATATACTAACGGGAGTATTGAGGCGTTCCATAAATTCAACTGATGAATTAAACAATTCATATTCCTCATCCGTGTGATCTGAACCAGTCGAAATATCGGATATGAAGACGTCAGGGCTATTCATCCATGGCAAACGGATTGTATTTTTCTCCTTATTTAAGTCCTTCATAACAATCATTTTTACATTACGTCTAGTGAAAAGACTGGGGTCCACGGGATACCTAGCATCTATGTGATAAAAACAATAGACAACTTTCCCTTGATCGCTGAGAAGTAAAGGCATAGAACCAGGAGCAACCCCAACCATCGCGCAGGTCTTAAAATCGAAATTAGTAATTTCAGATAATTTTTGACCCGCATGCCCTCGACTGTTATTTGGTGCGTTATGTAACATTGACCCATACATTTCTTTTTGAGCCTGCTCAAAAAGAGGATCTTTGCCTCCAAACCCTGGTCCCCTGATTTTCACATCATCAAGCGCTTTCTTGTAATCCACTGGTTCTAATTCTAATTCTGGTTCCTTAATTGGAGGGCTAATGAGATCATAATCACGCTGGAGTTCAGTTCGGCTTTTATTCATCTGAACTACGTCTTCAAAAAGCTTTATTAATGAAGGTCCTCTTATGCCGAGCATGACCAAGATCTGATTAATGAGTTCAATTAAACGATTTAATAAAACTTTTAACCAGCCGTCCAACTCCATTCTCCCTTTAGTTATCAACTCCCCCATTTCGTTAATGGTTTTCATTATTTGTTGCTTATTTGAAGTTGAATAGGCTATAGCAAAACATATTACTTTGAAGGGTTCGACGTTGTACATATCCCATCGTTCATCGAGTATTACCTTATTAATTTCGAATTGTGACATCGATGATCTGATAAAATTAATTATCTTTTTAGCATCAACGTCAATTGCTCCGACGAATCTCACGACGCCGAAAAACTTTTCGGCTGTTATGGGATAAAGGACTATTTTACGGAATTTGAAAAGCTCCATAATATCAAGTCCGTAGACCACATTAGGCTGTGTACAAAACTTAGTAACAGGGTAAAGTTTTGGCTTTCCCCTATACAGGCAATGGAATAAACCATAACCGCAATTTAAGTACACTGGATCCTGCAATATGACATTTACACTTTCTTCATCTTTTAATGGGATTACAGATTGCGACCATGCCAGCATGATTTTCTTCTTGTGTGTGTAGGCGTTCGAATCATCGGGGAATTTCATCATAACGATGTCATCAAGGAAATAATTACTCTCAGAAACCCATTCAAATTGAAGCGTAGGATTCACTACAATATTCGCGTATTTCAATTCCCAGGCTACATGATGAATACTATAAAATTGGCTTACTCTTAATTTTTTCAAAACACCAACTATTTCATTTGGAGTGTAATTGAGGACAAAGTCATTAAAAATGACTATATCCGTCTTCGTATAACCCGGATATATATCTTTTATATCCTCATACTTGGAAAAATTTTCCGTCGTTGTTGCACCATCGCAATTTACAGTCAAGTAGTCACAACAAGCCTTATAGTCTTCAGCAGTAAAGTC